AGGGATAGACAAAAACAGATCATTGAAATATGAAAGATCATCTTTCCCCTTCCTGGTCAAGTTGGGCTTCGCCGCCAGGGCTTTAAGATACTCGATGGCTGAAAGGCTGTGCTCTTCCAGTTCGTCATCTATGGTTTCAAGGAGATTGGCGCCGGTTTGCCCCTTTTTGATTAGAACATCTTCGGGAAACTGGCCCTCTCCCAACAGTCCTTCTTTCTTGAGCATCTTCTCAAGGGTTTTCCAGGGGGCTTCATTCTTGTCAACTTTGAGCCTTTCCTGCGTTAAACGGGCCTCGGCTTCCCCGGCCAAAAGCTGATATGCCTGGAATTGGGCATAGGTTTTTGCAATTTCGATATGCTTTCGGGCAAGATCGTGGGATACTTTGATTTTAAGTTGGTTCGTTTCCCCCTGGCTCTTTTTGATGTAAAAAAGCGCAAGATTTTTGTGCTCTTCAACTTTCGGGTTGGTAAGATCCGAGGGCATGTTCCGGTAGTTTCCGCCAGCGGCGAACCCTTCCTCATCCTGGATGGCGTGTTGAACCTCATGCAGCAATGCCGATCTGTCAACCTTGCCATGCTGGTCATAGCCAATCATGATCAGACCACCGTTCTGTGATGCTATTTTGGAGTCATAGATAAGTCGGACAGTGACGTTATTTAGAAACGGGTAGGCCTTAAAAAGCTCATCATGAGACAGGATTTCAGACAGGGGTACAAAAGCATCCTTTTTAATGGCTATGGCATCCGCTATGGTTGTGCGGCTCAATTTGTTCAGTGCGGCTTTGCTATCGTCAATCTCAAAACGCCATTTACCATCCGGGCCGATCCACCATCCGGTTTCCCTCCATATCATTTCCCGGCTTGCACTATTCCTGTCCATGTCTTTGGCATAATCCAGGTTGATGGATGTTTCTCCACGGGCTCCACGGGGTCCGGCAATGGAATACTGCGGAAGCTTTCCCTTACGGATCTCCACCATGTAATCAAGACTCTTTTTAATGGCGGTCGTATCCAGAGAATCGACAAGGAAGGTCGCACCCTCTGCCGGTCCTTCGTATGCCGTGAACTGGTACTTATCCGGGTAAGGCAACGGGTCCATTTCCTGAATCCCGTCATAATGCAAGTCATGACCCGGGTGAGCCTCGTTGAATTTTTTGGCAATGGCATGGTTTGGGTCAGACCGGTCTGCAAGCTTGAATCTCTCCGGGCTTGTCGCTGCCGCTGCTCCTTCCCGGTCAAACACTTTACCGCTTTCAAAAGACCGGGCAACGCCCCGTGAAGTTTTAAAGGCAAGATTCACCAGGGCATCAATAAAGTCCCGGATCTTCTGAAGGATCTGACCAAGCCTTGATTCCCTATCTATGTCCCGGTTATAAAGATTTTCCTCTATCCATTTCGCTCGGCTTTCTGCTGAGGGTTTACCCTTTGCCTGGCGAATGGCCCGGTTGATGGCATTGATTTCCCCCAAGGAAAGAAAACCCATGTCTTCAGCCCAATGCTCGGCTTCATGGTAAACGGTCCACTTATCTGCAATATCTCGTTGAAGCGTGATTTTTGAATCATGGTATTTTCCGGAAATGAGGTCCCCGGATTCCTTCATCCGGCCATAACCGATTTCAAAAGCGGCCTTATCTGCATTAACCACATCGACATTTTTAATATTCAGGCCGTTGCCGGCCGTTGTCTTTACCCACACGGAACCATCGGGGGATAAGCCAACGTGCTGGCCTTTGAAGATTGATTGGATGTCATTTTCACTGACACTTGAAAAGTTCCGTTTGCCGGATTTTTTGGAATATTGCTCGGGCGCCTGGGTAGCCTCTATTACGGGACCACCCCACATAGAGAAGTCTTTTCTTCCGTTATCCTGCTTTTTATCGGCTTGCAGCTCTGCAATGATCTGAGAATGACGAAGTTTTAATTCAGCAATCTGTTGGTCGAAATTATTTGACTTCTTTGCCAGCTCAGCCTGGGCAATTGCTCTTTTCTTAAAAGCAAAATCGGCTTCACGCTTATGAATTCCAAGAGACCTATCTTTGCCTTCAACAATCGCGTCCAGGGCATTATCCATCCTGACAAGCAGCCCTTCAGGAGAAACTACGTCTTTCAGGTTATAATGGATATTGGGGGTTCTATTATGGAGCCCTAAACCGTTCAGGTCCGGAATAAATTTTATGTCACCCCAAACAGTTCGGTCCACATTCCAGATTAAGCCACGGTATTCCACATCAAAGCTTTCAACGGCACCCGGTTGATCGAACCTTTTTAAAGCTTTGCCAAGATCCTTAGCGAATTTTCCCTTGGCAGTTTTTAACGCCTCTGCGTTCTTTTCCTCAGCTTCCTTGGCGGCTTGCTTGTCATTTGTCGGGACATCAACGACTTTGGCCTTATAGACCTGACCATCAATCTGAACCGCCCATCCTTGAGGGGTCTTGTCTTTCGGATTGGCTGCCACAAGCTCGGCATCCCGTTCAATGTCCTTGAGTATGTCTTCAAGCCTGCCTTCCATATTGTTGGCTGCGCTGATATCTCTTTCATATTTGAAACGAATTCCGCGGTCATTGCGCTTTTTGATTTCCAGCTTCTCGATAGCTTTTCTGGTCTGAATTTCTTCAAGGATAAGAGGGTTCCCGGAAGAGGCCGCTTTCATCTCCGCCGCGTTTGCAGCCTCCCCTAAAACGTCCTCTATTTTTTCACCCCACTTCGTTTCACCACTTCGGAGCTGTTGAATTGTCGAAGCCTTTCTCTCAATGATTTGCCAGCGCCGGGTATCAAGGGATTCCTTGGTTGAATACCTTAAAACCTTAACCTTAAAAGGCTCCCCTGTTTTCATGCTATCATTGAAAAATTCATTCCCCTGCCTTACAATTCGGCCCTCCCTCTGCTCAAGGTCTGAAGGTCTCCATGGGGCATCCAAATGGTGCAGGGCAACCAACTTGTTTTGTACATTCATACCCGCGCCCATCTTGGAGGTCGATCCGATAAGGACCCTTATACTGCCGGACCTCACGCTTCCGAACAGGGTTTCTTTCTGGATATCGGTATTGGCATCATGAATAAAGGCGATTTCATCTGAAGGAATACCTTTTTTGATCAGCTTGGCCTTGATATCGTCATAAACTGAAAATTCGGAATCCGCTGCCATCAATTCAGCAGGCGAATATTTTTCAAATTGATCAGCCAGGCTTGAATAGCGTTCTTCCAGTTCTGCGGAAGCTTCTGCGTCCGTCTCATCGGCCATTCTTTTTTCAAGCTCTCGCATTTCATCTTTAACCGCCATGATTTCGGCGGCGTGTTTTCCCCGGCCTTTTTTCGGCACCGAAAGATCACAGAAAACCAACTGAGTACCTTTTTTCTTTGCCCAATCCTGATACGTCTTGAAAACATTCTCTACGCACTTATTGACCTTAGAACCAGGATGATCAGGCAATGAAGGATTTATAAGCCGAATATCCAAAGCGGCCTTCATGGCTTCACCTGTGGCTTTCAGGGGGTTATCGATCTTGGGATCTTTAGGCATGTTGTCAAATCGATGAACCACATAATCGGCAAAAGATTTTTGCAAATCTGAACTCTCAGCAACCGCAAGTTCAGGTTTACCGCCTTCAATCTCCGGAATCGGCCAGATCGCGCCATTGTCTTTGGAAATTTGTTTCAAATCGTTGGTTGAAACGGTATCCGCAAAGTCATTGTAGAAAGCCATCATTCCAGGGACATTCATAAAATCAAGCTTGGTTTGAAGCCTGTATCTGGTTCCGGTCGGGTCCACCTCCCAATCGGTGATATCATCAGCAAACATGCTGGCCCATTGGTCAAAATGCGTGATACCCATCTTCTTCATTTTCGAGTAATCCAGGTATCGCATCATGGTGTACATTTCTGAGATTGAATTTGACACGGGGGTTCCGGTTAAAAAGAAGACTCCTTTGTCATTGTTCGCATCTAACAGGTATTGAGTTTTCACAAACATATCAAAGGCCTTCTTAGAGCCTTCAGGGTTCCCCAAACCTGCGATTCTCGTCTTTTTGGTCACATAGAACAGGTTCTTGAATTCATGGGCCTCATCGACGAAAAGGGCATCTACTCCCAATTCTGAAAAATCGACCACATTTTCTTTCTCTTTTTCTGAAAGCTTCTTCAGCTTTTCTTCAAGCTTGCCCTGAGCATCCTGCATTTGTTTTACGGTCAAGCTTTTTGCACCTTCAGCAGCACGGATTTCAACAATAGCCTCCTTGTATTGTTTGATTTGTTCCTGATAAAATTTATATTCATGCTCATATGGCATCTTGATAAAGCCGAAAGAAGAATGAGCAATCAAAACAGCGTCCCAATCTCCGGTTGCAATCCTGGCAAGAAATTCCTGCCTACGCTTTTTCGTAAAATCTTTTTTTGTAACGGCAAGCACATTTGACCCGGGATAAAGCTTTTGGAAGTCTGAAGCCCATTGCCCCACCAAATGATTGGGAACAGCGTACATAGGCTTTTTAACAAGGCCCATGCGCTTCATTTCAAGCCCTGTCGCTATCGATATGAAGGTCTTACCTGATCCCACAACATGATCTGCAATGCCCTTGCCTTTCTGGATGAATCTCCATATTGCGTTTTTCTGGTGTGGCCTTAACTGTTCATCTCTTTTTGCCCCTGTATTTATGATCCCCATGCCGGGAAAAATCATGTGGCTACCGTTGGCCTTGGTTTCAATTGTCGTGTTGACTTTGTCGTTAAATTCTTTGGCGATCACATCCCTGTATCTCTGGTTCGACAAAGCCCAATCCAGAAACGCCTGGTGGAGATCCGAAGCCTTATCCTTAGCTGCCTGGGTATAGTCACGGTTTAAGAACCGGTTCCCGTCCTTGTCTCTTTCATAGATGGCTATTTCTTTGCCCTGAAGCAACCTTGAATAAAGCTCTATGCCTGATATCTGCGGCGTTCCGTGTTCTGTGGGAGACGAAGAATTAACCCCTATTGACCATGTTCCAGTGCTTTCAATGTGCCGAACCTGAATATCACTTTTTAAAACATCTCTGGAAAAGGCCTCATACACTTCGCTCGGCATCCATGAAGCACCAATTTTAAACGTAATCAAATCCGGTGGGACATCTTCAGGCTGGACTTTCTCCAGCTCTTTAACATTCACCTGGAAAGACGGTTCTTTTTGTGCTGCGGCCTGGGCATCTTTCAGCTTTTGTTTTACATTCCCGGCAAGATAATATTCAGCCGTTTCCCACGATTCTGTTTCCGGATTTTGAAAAATGTCTCCTTCCAGCTCCCGAGAAACCTCTTCAACCGTTTTCCCGGTCAAAGAAGCAATACGGTCGATATCAACAAACCCATTTTCCCGGAGAACGATAAAGAGGCCATCTTTTGCATTATCCGCCTTTGTCACTTCCCGATAGGGCTCCCTGGTTCTTACTGTAAATATGGCTGATTTTTTGGCTGATGGCTCTCTATGCGCTTGGCCCGTGCTTCTTGCTACCGCCCTTGAAATACCTTTATCAAAATTCGATTCAAGAGACCGAAGCAGGGGAAGATCGGAAGGATCATCCTGCAATACGCTGGCGTTGACGGTTTGGGAAATGAATCCGAACTCCTTTATGAAGGCATCATAATCCTTGTTTAATTTGGCCCTCAAAGAATCCATGGAAGAATCATCGGCTATTTCAGCCCTGATAAGCCTACGGACATCGTCTCTTAACCCGAGCAACCCTTTAAAACGTTCAAGGCGAGTCCCGGAAATGGGCGCACCTGCATACTCGACCATCTCATATTGCCGTTCCCCATTCACATCGGGTAACCGCCGTGTAGCCTGCCCTTTATTGTCGAGCGTGTATCCAAACGGCATGGCAAATCCAGGATCAGAAACAAGGATTTTAGCCTTTTGAACCTCTTCAAAGGTTTTTCCTGCTTTATATACTTTTTCCGGGAGCCTTTGGACTGCTTCAGCCAGAGCTTTTTCAAAATCGATTCCCTCAATGGCCGTCATTCCAGGAACGGCATCGTAAACCCCATCAACGATCTCGGCAGGAAACAATTTATTCGGAGCCAATGCTCCAAGCATCATGTCCGGATGATTGGCGAAGTACTCATTTATCCGCCAATCATTCCCATTGCCTTTAACCCGTTTTAAATTCAACCATGCTTCGCCCTTGGAGGTTTCGCCTTCCTCAAGTTTTCTCAAAAAAACGATATCGGTGGTAACGTCAGTTCCGGCGCTCCCTCTGAAAGCATTATTGGGAAGCCTTATGGCTCCAAGGAATTCAGCCCGGTCATTGATCCAGGACCTTTGGGAATCGCTGATCTTATCCATCATGGATGAAGAAACAACCATGGCAAGGAGACCATTCGGGCGAATGGCTTTGAGGGATTTGGCAAAGAAATAATTATGAATGGAGAAGTTTTTGAGATCCTTGTTTTCCGGGTCGAAAAGCTTCTCATCCCCGAAAGGCGGGTTGCCTATTGCAAGATCATAGGAATTCGGTGCGAGGGTGACGTTTTGGAATCCGGACTGGACGATATTTTGATTCGGGTAAAGCTGTTTAGAGATTGAAGCGGTCAATGGTTCGAGCTCAATGCCGGTTATCCTTGACTTGGACCTTGTTTTTTTGGGCATTAACCCTATAAAATTTCCAGTCCCTACGGCAGGCTCAAGAATCTTCCCATGGGTGAACCCGAGTCTCCCAAGGGCAGAATAAACAGCTTTGATAATAGGTTGATTGGTGTAATGGGCGTTTCGTGTGGATTTGATTGCGGCGGCATATTCTTTTTCGGAAAGAAGATCCTCAAGTTCTGCAACCTCAGATTCCCATCCTTTGGCTATGGAGCCATCGGGTCTTCTGAAGGCCTGCTGAAGACCTCCCCACCCAACATATTTTACAAGGATTGATTGCTCTTCAGGTCTGGCCTGATCATAACCAAGTGAATCCCCATGGTCTCCGATCTGCTTTAATAGACGTATCGCGGCAAGGTTGTCTTTGAACTTCTGCTTCGGTCCACCTTTACCAAGGCTATCAGCATTGGTTATGGAATAGTCAGAAGGTCCGCTCTCACCATTTCCTCGGCTTCGTGATCCATCCACCCGGCGTTTATCAGGCTTTCTTTCTGTTTTATCGCCTGTTCTGCCTTGGCTTGGCAAAGCTGATTCAATTGGTCGCTGGACATCTCCTTGACCTTCTTGGGAGCCTTCTCTTTCAGGAAGTCTTTCGTTAATTGGGCGTATCTGTTCATCTTGCCCTCCTTTGTTAACTGCTGTTTCCTTATTATTATAGTCTGTTATATCGTCAATGTCAACTTTTTCTATATCGGCGGCCTCCGTCATGTCCTTGTTCTCAAATCCAGGATAATACCTAACCGCCTCATACCATGATCGAAGATAAGGTTTTGCTGCTGCCCCCAGGTCTTCAAGCATTGCCTTTGCATAATTCACAAAGGATCTGGCCCCGGCCTCGATGTGGTAACCGGCAAGCTGAATGCCTGCCTGAACGAGTTCAGGATCAAGCCCGGTGCTCACCCGGCTCAATTTCTTCCTTAAAAGTTCCCTGGCTGCGTCTGCTGCTTCTTTGGTAAAGACTTTGTTTCCTTCACCATAGGTAGGCTTGGCTTTTGGTTCTGCTGCTGCTGTGGGCTCCGGTTCTACTGCTGGTTCCACGGCCTTCTCAATAGGAGCCTTTCCACTCGGTATATCCGGAATGGTCTCCGTGGTTTTTTTACCTGTTTCAAGAGAAGTGAATTCATATTCTATACCAAAGGCCTCATCAACGGCTTTCTGCCTAGCATATTCCATGCTCCACTTGGCCGGATACCCTCCACCATTTTCAAACCTGATACCGTCTTTTACGGTACGGACATAATAATTTCCCTCTCCCTGCTCCTGAATAGAGTAGGTTTGACCGTTCGGGCCGATGGCGGTCCCTTTTCTTTCAAGGCTTTTCTGGAAGCTTTCTCGGGTTACCGGCTCCGAGGTCTCGGCCTTTTTTTCAACCGGTTTTGGCACTGCCGGTGCTTCGGCTGCTGAAACTGAGGTTTCGGCCTGTGCTCCCGTTGTGGCCTTGGCCAAAGCCCTGGCAACCCTCAATTTTTGAGAAGAAGGAGAAATCGGGTTTTCTTTTATGACATCCCCTACTTTATCTTTCAGGTGTTGCGGGATGCTGGCAATAAAAGCATTATATTCAGCCATGGCCTTTTCACGCTTGCCATGAGGTTCTTTTTCGCTTTTATCAACGGGTGTTAGTTCTTTCGTGGTTAATTTGGGAGTTGAGGGGGCAGCCTCGGTCTTTTTAACGATTGGGTGCCCAGGCACAATAATCTCGATGTCATTCGACTTCGCCGCAATATCCTTGATTGTCTGCTTCACAGATCGCCCATGGTCGCGGATCTCATCTTCTGATAATCCGGTTTTCTCTGCGACAAATTTCAGGTATTCGGCATCTTTTTTGGATGGTTTTTCTTGAGCGGCGATATATGCCGCCTTGTCAATATCGTTTTTGAAAGTTAAGTCAAATTGCTTATTGCCATAGGAATAACGTGGCTTTGCTCCTGATAGTCCGGTTGGAAGAGAAATAGCTGAATCAATTTTTTGAACAAGTTCGTCTTGAGGTTTTTCAACTGTTAAGGTTTCCTTGTCAGTTGGGACTTCCCCTTGACCGACACTTTCTGCGTTCACGATTTCAGGGGTATTTGTGGAAATATCGTTAACGGAGGATTCCGCTATTCTCGCATAATAATAACCAGCCCCTTGAGCCCCATACGGCTTGTAAACCTTCTCAAATCCTTCAGGGGCATCCGGGATCTTGTTGAAACCGGTTTGCCTTGCTTTCCCTCCAACATTCTCAGCCTTTGAGGGAGACCGAACAAAGGTTTCATCCCCGGAGCTTTCTATGTTGGTTCCATTTGTGGAAATCGTAAGCGATTTAATATCTTCGGGTACAGGCGGAGAAACCCCGGTTTCAGAGTTGGTTGTAAACTCAAAATTCTTCCAAAGGGTTTCGATGTCTTCCGGGTTGCCCTTCTTCGCGCCATCGATCACACTGGATAGCTGACGCTGGCTTTTTTGATCCAGTCCGGAATTAAACCTATCAGCCCATTGAACCAGGCCTCCAATGTCTTCACTCTCCATCTGGAGCATGCCATTGGCTTCCGGTTCCTGAGCCTGAACCTCTTCAGGGGTCACAGGTAGGGCGGATTGTTCCGGCTCCACGGCTTGGGCTTGGGTTTCAACAGCCTGGGCAGGTTCTTCCTCTGGCTTCGGTGCCAGGGCCTCTCCCTTCTTGGAAATGATGATCTTGTTTAAATCATCATCGACCCCAAGGCCTTGGACATTGGGATCTTTCTTTAATTCCTGAATGTCACTTATGGAAATTTCATCCGTGGCCAGCTTCCGGCCAACCTCTGCAACAAAAACCGCTTTCGGTTCTTCAGGTGCAATGGCTGCATCCGGGCTCTGTTTCCGGAAAGCAATCTCATCGGTAAGTTTTTGGACGGCATTTTGAACCCGCTGTTCTTTGGGCCTGGTCTTTTGGAGCTCAGTGGCATAATCAAGGGTCCTGGCTAAAACCTCATTCCCGAATTCATCATTGGGGATCTTCTTGTATTCATCGTCTTTGATGGACTTATCCAAGGCCCTGATTTTCCGGTTATCGTGGACCCGGTTTCCTCCGGCAATTGCTCCGCCCATGACGGCGGATAATAGAACAGTTTGGGGAGCGACTTCTTTTAAAGCTTCAATCCAATCCCCGGCTTTTGTCCAGTCAACCTTCTTCCCGCCTTCGAGCCCTGCCCTCCCCCGGACATCGGTTTGACCCATCTGCGTAATGGTTTCCGTGGAAAGCTCTTCAATCTGACTACCGGCTATTTTGGCAAGGATATTGGTGGTTGCCTTCTCCCCGAGTTTTTCCCCCAGGATCTTGGTCATGATACCCTTGAGTGGAGAGGTCAGTATTTTAAACCCTATCCCGCCGCCGATGGCTTCCGGCAAAGCTTCCCAAAGGCCCGTTTCCGTGGCTTCTTTTTCAAACTGATTTTTAACAACCGTCTGTTCTTCCTCAGTAAGGCCGCTTCCTCTTTCAGTCTTTAGGTTATTATCAAACTCGGTCAAGACCTCTCTCATGAAATCATAAGTCGTACCACGATAGGCAACCTCACCGGCTGCGGCCATACCAGCCGTATAACCAGCGACCGGGTTTCCACCGGTGGCCGCTGAAGAAGCCATACCCGCACCGATACCGGCCCCGGCTGAGTTCACGGAATAGGCAAGGTTTTCCGGCAAAGAACCAACATCAGAAACTTTAATTCCCGGCAGAAACTTCCGGTCCTTGTACTTTTCCCCTATCTCAGCCTGCTTATCAGATTCCCACTTCCGGACCCCTTGGGATATCCGCTCAAAGAAATCCGGATTCACCACATCGGCCCCGGCCTGGCCCTGGACCGTTTCAATTGCTTTGCCTACCATGTGAACCGGGACCCGTGGCAACCCGGCTGCAAGAACTTTTGCGCCTCCAAGAAAGTCATATCCCCTTTGGTCCTGGATGCTGGCCTTGCCCATTTCAACAATCTGGTCTTGAGAAATAGGCATAAGCGGATCTCCGACCCGTTCAACCTGGGACTTCAAAACCTTTTTACCTTCCTGGAAAGCTTTTTTTATGTCGGGCGCAACCTTTGTTTCATCTTCATCATAAAAGGTTTTTTTCTTCGGGGTGTAAGTACTTTGGAAATCTAAAAGACCCATGGCCGGAATCCCCTTTATCGTGCAAACAGGTTAAATGCTCTATCAATGGGCTTATTTCCCCTTTTGGCCATGATTTCTTGATTCGTCATTGTCGTTGTGGGAATGGTGAAGGGCTTTTTCTTCTTGACCACGGATTCCGGTGGAGGGGTGTCTCCGCCATGCCAGGACATGACATCCCGGATATTGCTGGCCTGGGTTTTAACCCCTGCAACCACAGGCTTCATGAATCTTGAATACAGCGATTGCGGGATTGCTGGTTCTGCGGTCTGTACCGCTTGAGTATTGGCCATAGCTTTGATTGCTCCCGCTGTTCCTCCCGCTGGTGCCGCCTGGGCATTACCAGGATTTAAAATCGGTGCCGCTACCGGAACAACAGGGGCTTGTGGAGCTCCATTCATTGAAAATTTCTTGAAATCTCCCCCCGGCTGGCCATCTGCATTCACCATGGAACGGATAATGTTTTTTTGATAATCATCATTTCCTGCGTTAAGACCGGTGAAGCCTTTCAATTGTTCTGCCTCTGGTGTTATCGGGGCAACTCCTGGGGCTGCTGCTGCCTGCGGTGCCGCCGCCTGCCCCGTGTCCATCAGGCCATTGGTATAGCTCTGGTAAAGGTCCATTGATCTTCGGTCTATCATTTCCTGAACCCCTGCCTGGTCAAGAAACTGAGGTTGACCGGCACTGGGCTTGCCGTCTTTGTCCAAATACATGGGATTCGGAATATTTCCACTGGCATCGGCCATTCCAAGAACTTCCTCCCTGGCATCGTTTAAAGAGTTTCGGCGCAAGTCTGCAACCTGATTCGGGGTGAAAGCCCCGGCACTTGCTTTGGCCTTGGTAGAAGCATCAGCATTGACCTTCGCAACATCCAAGGCCCCGGCCTGCTGAATCCTTTCAAGGTTTTCACGACCGGCCTGCTGAGTCCCTTCAAGTTTCTGGGCGAATTGTTGCCCCTGCTGTTGATCCCAAATGGCGTTGGAGCGATCAAGTTTGGCTGAATTCGCTGAAACTTTATCCAAAGCCGCCTTATCCCTTCGCCTTGCCTCGGCTTCCCTTTGAGCCATACGTAAAGCCTCTTGCATGAAATTATTATTCAGAGCCATTTTAAACCCCTCCTTCCGAGTAAAAAGATACCGGCGCAATGAACATGGTTAAATTTAAATCCCCGGATGCTTCCAGGGCAACAAGATCGAGCCATGAGAAACCTTGAATGTCTGCATCCATGGAGCGAATGACAGTAACCCTCTCCCCCACGGCATACTCATAGAAATCAGATGGCGCCAAAACGATTTCAGCACCTTGAACTTTGATTTTATAACGGCTGAATGCTTCCTCTCCCTGCGGTTCCATGATTTCCGTGATGATTCCGGACGTATAGCATGAAGTCTCGAACCAATTGCCGACCGTTAGAAGAGGGGAAGTCTCTTGGAACCACCAAACATGAGGCGGTACGCTCAAGGGCTTGCAAAGCAGGCCTATGAACTCACCCGGAACCGGCCAGGTATCTTCTGGTTTGATGTAATATCTCATCCAAAGATGAGGAAGAACATCATCCCCGCATTTCCCGGCAGGGTATTCAACCCGGCCCGGATCTTTTTTCTGGTAACAGTTCTCGTAAAGATGAAGGCCAAGGCATCTATTGCCGTTGGTATGAACCGGGGGGAAGAACTCTCCACCGGTAACCGGCTTAAAATCGTCTTCTATCTCAAAGCCTTCAGCTTCAGCCATGGATTCAGACATGATGGAAAGGACGCGCATAACCCCCAACTGACCAACAGGAAAAGCCAGGAAGGCAGGGAAAAAGCCTTCTGGTTGCCCATGGGATACGTTCAAGATTGATTTTCCCTCAAAAGCCATTTCATATCTCATCTCTTTGATACAGTACGGCCCGTTGTTCTCAAAAAAGCCCTTGGAAGACCAGCTTTCCGGGTAAAGCAATAAATCCTTGCGCTGGTTAACCGTCCGTAAAGGCTTGATCCCGCCAAAAAGTTCTTCTAAAAAGGTCATTCTTTCAGTGACAAATTCTTCAGAGTCCTCCGGATCTTCAGGAAGAATGCTTTTTGTTTTCCAAAGATACCAAATGTCAGAAGCAATAGGTGCTGATATTTGGATATCGGGTGTATTTTTTCCGCCAAGCCTGGCAAAGTCTCCGGGATCGATCATCGTTACGGAATTGGGTCTCAATCCCTCCCTTGAAAGGTTCCGTAGCTGGTTGATTCTTTGCGTCAAGCCAGAAGTTGGCATCACCCCCTTGGGGATTGTGATAGAGGCCTTGCTGAGGATTTTTTCTAAGTCAAAGTTCATTCAGAACCAATCTTGTGCAGGAGACTTGTCGCTATGTTTGCATCCGCGATGAATTGGGCGGCTTTAATGGAGGCGTCAACAATTTGATCCTTGGCCCATACCCTTTGCTGGATGAGAATGGTTTCATCCGCGTCTTTTAGCACAGTGGTTTGCTTATTCTGAGTCACAAAAGCGATATCATTGGCATGGGCGCGAACTCTCATTCCTGAACGGAACAAACTTTCTTCCATGGAAAGCTCTATGTTTTTCTGCTTTGACGTATTATCGACATTCAATCCATTCAGTTTTTCGGCGTGTTCTTTTGCTTCTTGTCGCTCGAAATCATCCATTGAATCAATTTCATCCTGGATCAACCTTTCATGGGATAAAATACCTGCAAGTTTTGCCGCGGTCTCTTCTGCAATCTCATATTCCAGGTTTGAATTCTTTTGCCGCTCTATCGTGAGTTCTTCTTCAACCCTCTGGTTCCGGGCAATATCCGCCAGGGTCCCGGCAACCTGGGCATTCAACCCGGCGATATCAGCATCCACGGCGAATAGTTGGAAAGCTGCATCATTGATTTGGGCCTGGATCTCAAGACCACGATTTGCAGATTGCAAAATTCGCAATTCAGCTTTTGAGACTTCAAGGCGCTGCTTCAGTTCTTCATTGTCCAATTCCGATTGGGTGTATTGCTCGTTTCTAACCTGGGCGGATATCTCATTGACCCGGTTCACGGCTTGGGCTTCAGACAAGACTGTCCTCTGCCGAAGGGTTTCCAGGGCTTCCCTGTCTGCTGACAGTGCTGCGATTCTGGAATCCCATTTCTGGTTTTCAGCATCGAGGGCACCTTGCTTTGTTAAAACCTTTTCGTCAAAAATCTGCTGATCAATTGAGGCCAGATACCTTTTTGCTGCGATTTCAAGCACAAGCTTTGCGCTTTCATTGGAAAGCTGTGCCATGTTCTGGGTGAATTCGTCGATCACGGCCTGAAGCTGCTCCGCTTCGATCACTTCAAGGTAATTATGGCCAAACTTATAAACCCCGGCATACAGGCCAAGGATGATGGCCCGTTCCGTCTTGTCATCAGCATTCAGAAATAGGTTATTCGACGTGAAGGGCTTCCAGGCTGCAAGTTCCCGAACCATGGCCCTGTTAAAAGCGTCTATGCTCATATTCTACTCCGCAAGGAAGAGGTGGGTTAATTGTGCCGTAATCTTTTGATTGGCCGATATCTCTGCGGAGTCTTCTATCTCCCTGATCGTATCAGCCATTTGGTAGGTAATCGATTTTTTATTTTCTGCCATCATCCGGGCTGAACTTTCCCGCTCGGATTGATGGGCAATATTGTTTTCCTGGACATTGATGGAAAGAACCTGATCAACGGCAGCACCATCGGCGTTCATGGTGATGACCTGGGATGCTTCCGTATCCATCATGATTTGGGTCTTGTTCCGGTTCTCCTGGCGCTCGATGGCAATCATGTTGTTTGATTTCAGGATGGACAGGCTTACTTTTTCATCGTTCAGAGTTCTCCGGAGGGTATTGAGGGCCGTATCTGCTGCCATGATGGAAAGACCTGCATCGGTTTTATCCCGTTCCAGAAAAACCCGCGCCAGGGCAAGAAGGAGGATTTGCCTTTCGTGTTCTATCCGGTCAATGATCGACCGAGCCAGTAGGGTCTTTTGTGCGGCAAGTTCGATCATGGCGGGTATCTTTGTGGCCTCTTTGGCAATAAGTTCGCCCTTGGCCTCCACCAGATCGGTTTCCAGGACGATATTGGCCGTTTCTGCAATCAAAACCCGTTGCTCGGCTTCAAGGATCTCTTCCAGGTAGGTGATCAAGGCAAGGCGTTTCTGGGCCGTGAACAATTTTTCATTGATCAAGCTGGTTTCTGCCGTGTTCACGGTTGAATCAGAAACAAGGACCCTGCGCTTATATTCTTCCTCGGTCTGAGAAAAGGCCAGCTTGGCCGCTTCAACCACTAGGGCCCGGAGCCCGATTTCGATATCCATCCGGCTCAAGGCTTCCTCGGTGAATGCCTGTGCTCTTTTCATCCCTGCAAATTCTCTATCAAGTGCATCAAGAAGGCCTTGGCGTTCAATCTCCCAACTTAGCGCGGCCTGACGGTATGAAAGATCATAGGCGATTCCGGCTTGCCGGAGCTCACGCTCAATGGCCGATTGCAGGATGTCATAGTTCAGGGCGGTAAGTTTTTCCTTGGTCCCGATTTCAAGGCTGGTCAAAACCTTCTTCACGAAACCCGGCATCCGGCAAAAAGATTGGCCGGCAATGGTGGACAGGACAGCTTCCCGGCCTTTCTCATATTCCGCGATAATCGGCCTTTTCCCTTTAAACCAAAGGGCATTTTCATCAAGGGTTCCCATGTTTACCTCGTTAAAATTACCGGAAAGAGTTCAATGAAATGCAGGTTCTCAAAATCAAGAACGGAAAGTTTCCATTTTTTGCCGTACAGGCTTCTGTTTATGGTCGTTTTGTCTTTTTCAATAGAATAGAACCCATAATCATTTTCATTCTCAACTTTTAAAACTGTTGAATCGCCCGAAACCCCTAAAAAGGCTTTTCTGAATCGCTTCCCTGCGGTTGTCCCGAAATCTGTTTCAGGAAAAGCAACCCCCGAGCGAACCCCGGAACCGTTATCCGTGTCTCCGGACAACTCGTAAATGCCATCAGCCTTTGCCCCGTAGGCCCTGCCCTCAAAGATGGCGTAGGAGTTGAAATCGAATCCGGAATAAATGGAAGGGTGAAACTTATTCGTGTTCAAGACCCAACATTCCCAGACTTCTCCGTCAATCAATACCTGACCAAAAAGACCCAAGGACTCTTGAACAATAGCGCCCAGGACAGAGCGGAGGGCAATGGATGGCTGAAGTTGAAAGCTGTCGTTGATGGCTTCATTTGCAAAAAGCAAGTAGGCGGAATTTCCAGAAAGGGAAACCGACTCTTCCACCGTGGCCATGACACCGTAGATAAGCGATGCAGATTCAACCACGCTGAAGACATCTTCAATCAGGCTTTCCCAGGCTTTCAAAGCTGAATCCGTCAAGGCCATGGCTTCCATGATCTGTCTTTGGAAAAGACCAGCGGCTTCGACTGAGGATGAGCATGTAATGGAATCCAGAATCAAAAGATGAAACGAGAACATTGAGAAATCAGAAAGGCCTATGTTTTCGTCCAGGGAATCAAGGAACTGTTTCCCAAAAGAAGACACATCGGAAATGGAAAGCCCGGAGCCTACTCCTTCAGATCCTTTCCAGTTTGAGAATAGACCAGGGTTAAGGTTCAGAAAGTCATGGGCAAGGATACCCAAAGCCTCTTTAAGCTGCTCCGCAACCCCAAGGCTCTCCGCCACTTGAAGGTGAAACCCGATCTTGCCAGTGTCCAGCATGCGGAGGGTTTCGATGATAACCTTGGAATATCCAGTTACCCAAAGTGAATAATCAGAAAAAACGGCGGAATCAACTACCATTTCCTCTAAATCAAAAGTGATGACCCATCCCTTTTCCCTCAAAGAGATTACAGCGTCAGAGCTTGCTGATGATCGAGTGCCGTTTGTGCCAGAAAAATATATGTTCCTGCTTAACAGTGGCAGGGATTCAGAAATGCTATCGAGATTATTTAAAATAGCGTCAACTTCTGATTCAAGAAAGCGTGTGGTATCAAAAGACAGCGTACAATCAGCTTCCGACCCTTCAGGGTTATCTGTATTTACGTCCCACGATAACAATGATGGTGTAAATCTTAGGTCTTCTACAAAGCTATCCGCAAAAATTAGCTGAGAAAGCTGAGTTAATCCTGCCAGATCAGATACGTCCCCAGATAACTTTGCTCCATTACCCCCAAAAACGACTTTCCTAAGATCCGGGAAATTTGCAAGAGACGATATATTAGCAGAAAAACCAATTAACGAGCAAGTCACGCCCCATAACTGAAAGCCCTGTAATCCAATCATATTTTCTATCGCCGTCAAATTCCCGGTAATATAACTTCCCGAAAAGCCAAGGTTTAACAGGCTCACCATCTGGGATAATGCCTCGAAACTGACAAGCGTCCCATTGCCGGAAATGAAAAAGCCCGTAAGCTGGTCAACATCTCCGACTATGCTTATATTATAAGTCTGGCTTTGGTTTACATACTCATGTGTAAAAGATTCACTTGAAGGCCCCTCAATCTCAACACTTGATAAATCCCCCCAATTGATAATAACCGAGTACCCTTCCAGGAGTTCCAAGGTTATAGTAACAAGATGGTCTCCATAAGGGAGTTTTGTGAATTCTACGGGAAGGTTCCCATTTGCATGAGTGTCTTCAACCGCTAAAGATTCATCAATGATCTCATTATAGGCAGAAGGCACCGATGGAAGGTCTTCAACCCCTAAAGATTCCTCAATGATATCTTCAAACGTATCAGGATTGCGGTCAGCAATATATTCAGAAAGACCGAGCCCGTCATTGATCTCAAGTTCATAGGTTTGTGACCCTGAAGACCCTGGGGCCTCTTCTGCTGCGCTTATGGGCGCTCCTGATATGGGATGCTGAGATATCATTTATTAATGGCCCCTAAAATTAATCAATTATGGAAGTTCCCCTTGCCAGTTTCTTGCGATGTTACTATGGACCCCCTCCGGTATTCACTGTTGTTCCTGGTCCGGGGGCAACGATCCAATCCCACGCATTGGAGCCATTAAGAAAGGAAAAGAAAGTCAGGTAATTGCCTATTCCAGGCGTATCAATGGAAATAGAGAACCCATCACCAAGTCCAACACTATTGTAATATATTTGATCGTTTGTACCTGGCTCTAATATAAAAGCCCCTGCGCCTGCCGTAGCGATAACGATTGTTCCGCTCAATCCCTCTTCACAATCCGGGAGCGTTTGCGTATTTTCTGCTGATTGCCCTCGGTTGGAAATAAGTTTGCCTAAACAGTCTGAAACGGTAAGTTCGCCGGTTGAAGATGCAAAAATTTCAGTTTTTATGCCCGAAGATAATCTGAGCATTTCCGCGATCAACTCAGCCGGGAAAACATTAAATACTTCTTTTGTTCCCGCTCCCCAATCGATGAAATCCCCGTAGGTTGAAGAATATGAACAGTAATCCCTTGTCAGATCACCATTCACATCAAGATGTCCTTGGAACACTTCCCAATCAACTCCATCAGTACAGCAAAACCAAGCATCTCCAGAGCCCATGCCATCATCTATCGACATGAATCCCGTTGATGGGCCTTCCAAAACCAAAACCCCGGTTCCGACAGTTAGGGTGGTTTCTTTTATCCTATCCGCAAAATAAATAGTCTCAGCCATTTAATCACCTCATGTAGAACAAATTTTAAAATAATCGAGAGTATATTCAGCCAAGGCCCAAAGGTCCACAGGGTCCCCCGCGATGGTCCAGCCAAAGGTTGACGTAAGTGGCTGTTCAGCTATTGCAGCACAACCGACAAGCATTCTGCTGATCTCCCCCATGCTTTCATCATAGTAATCAGATAGATCGATTGAATATTCTTTGCCGTTTTCATGAGAAAGAATAATGGTCCTGTCAACCATTTCAGGAGGCATATAAGGATCATGGTACGAATAAATAGACCTTGACACAATAATCTCAACAGGAAGCCCCGAGTCCCAAAAAATCTTTATGTAAACTTGCCCTCGAAGATAATCGACATGATCTATAGCCCCCTCACCTCGATAAACCTCTGTTTGAACATTGCTGAAATTGAATTTCAGAACACCGTCTTTCTGAGGTAGATCCCCTGGGTTGTCGGAAGCTTTCCAGTAAAGTCCATAGGGATATTCTTCAAAGAAACGGTCGCTTTCCCGAAGAATGTTAACCTTGTTTTTAGCGTGATACTTCCCGTCTGAAAGACTACAATCAACTTCAATGAGAAAAAGCCCAAGCCCTCCCAATGTTGCGGTCCAAAGTTTATAGTATGGGAGAGTTCCGCACATCGCAAACCAGCCATCATCACCAGGGGGATTCAATTGATAATAAGGAATGGCATAGGGTACCCGCCAGTTATGATTCTGGCAGATCGTAGAGCCTATTTCCTCAAACCACTCACAGCAAGTTCTAGGGCCCTGATCCCTGGCCACAACGCAAACCGGTGTAATGGTCGCCCCCGAATCGTCAAGGCGGCATCGTACAATCACCGAATCTTCTTCCCGGAAAGCCCCTGCTGCTCCAACCAGAGCCCCGTTCTCCCGCTGTTCCGAATCCATGGCGCAATGAAAGAAAATAGGAATGCCCGAAGCAACCAGGGCTGTATCGGTAAGGGCAAGGCTCGCGGTGTCATCCGCCCCATTGACAGACAACACCCGCGCCAGGAGATAAACATACTTCTGAATATCTCCGAAATTCTGATGGTTGAATTTCGGCATTAGGACGTGGAAGCCGTGATCTGATAGGTTACATAAAGCTCATCGTCAGCAATAACCGCCCGTGCGGTGGCGAACTTCTTAGCCGCCATCAGATATCCGGTTGTCGCAGTTTTGGCCGCTTCCGTGGACAGGAAGGCTCCGTAAACTGTCAAAGCGTCCGCCATGACAAAATGAGCTTTACCGGCAACGGCATTGGTGATAACCGCCGTTGCGGTGTCGGCAGTTGTGTAACCTGGCTTATTGGTAGCCGGATCGTCATAGTCTGCATCCTGGCACTCACCGTAAGACCCTGCCGCTCCCAGCTTGGCCGCTGCTGTATCCGCCAGCGCCGGGGTAACATTGTTCTTGAAAATACCAACATAGAAGATTTCCGAAGCTGGCTTTGTGATATCGTGGAACATGATATTCAAAAGCCTGGCCATGCCTTCCGTGGTAAAGGTGTTGGGTTTGGGCTCCCATCCATTCGGGCCGATGATCTGACCACCTCTGAACTGCTCACACCGGACATTCCCGGTGAAGATAACCCCGTCACGATGATGCTTTGCCGCATAGGCAAGCTCTTTATTCTCAGCAAAGGGGTTGATGATCTTGTTCTTAACGCATTTGATATCCGGCATTGGTTTATCTCCTTTTGGATTTATTCCTATGGCTGGATCGCAAATGCGTTCTGGCTGGTAGGTCATTTGAAATTATTTTGTTAAAATCAGCTTGTCGGCTTTTGTTCTTTTTAAGAAATAGGTCTGGCCTTTGAACTCCAACTTGATCGGAAATGGATGATCATCCCTAACTTCTGTTTCGGCTTCTACATGAAAAACATGGTTTAAGTGCAGCGTGTCGCCCTCCATTAAAGTCAGAGACTTCGTTTCTTTTTTGCCGTCACCGGACTCTTTATGAAGAATAGTTGAGACTTCTCCATCCTTTATGCTGTTGAACTCTATTACAAAAGATGCTTCTTTCTCTGCATGAAGGTCAAAACTGTCGCTGAAAAGTGCTCGGCTGTAAGAAAAACTCGTTTCGGCTTGAATTGAATCTGGCATGTTTTCTCCTGTTAAATTAATTGTCCAGCGCGATAAACTTCACAAACGGCATTGTCTGAAAATGCCGCGATATCCACATCACCCCCGGTCTGAGTTCCCCGGAGGTGCCCATTCTTAAAAGCTTCGAGTACTTTGGGGTCATTGGCCCGGACCCCTGAACCGGTCTGGCCGCTCGGGAAGCTGGTCAAGAACTGAAAAACCCCGTTCACATCCCGGTAAAGAGCTGCCCCGGATTCAGGCGGGGAGAACTTGACCTTGTTGTTGGTCAGATTAAACAGCCTTCCGCTCGGGTTCCCGGCCACTATCCCCTCTTGAGATAACCAAACGGGAACATCGACATAAACCTTCTCGCTGGTTCCCAGGACATCCCCTAATTCTCCAAGGTTATTGCAGTAGCAAAGGGTACCTTTCACGGCGCCGGAGCCTGCATCCATTTGGATCATCTTTGTGGGCTCTGTACCGGCGAAAAATACGGTTCTGTTTTCAAGTCCCACAAAGAGGCCGGTGGTCACCCGGGCAATCATGGTAATCTTCTGATCAAGCTCAAACCGGTTCGTGTTCTGGGTCAATCCAAGCTGGTAGGGCTCTGTGTAGATTAAAACATTATCCCGGCTTCCCCACATCCTCCCAAAGGCAAAGCAAATATTGCCCATGGGCTCGGGCGGGTAGCAAAGGAAGGTCGGCAAGGGCTCAACACTGATCAAGGAAACGATTGAGCTTGCGTTCCCGGCATAGAAAAACTTCTCCCCGTCCGGATCTGTGACCCACACCAGTCCATTTTCAGGTAAATTACTGATCCCAATTCCTTCATTGTCTTCAAGTACGATTCGGGATATCGGTCCATTCCCACTGATCTCATCCCCGTTCGAAACCGTAAAACAAACATGATAAATCCCTCCCGGCAGGTTCCCGGCAACAGCTGAAAGCCTCGGGGCTTCCGGCAAGGGTATTCCCCAGGGCTCAAGCAAAAGAGTTCCAGGGTTGAAGACACCGTTCCAGTGCTGGTTTGAAATGTAGGCCTTGCCGTTGGCTTCTGAATAGGACAATGGGGCTTCAGGCCCGGAAAGACTCCCAAGGGAAGAAGCAACCCCCTGGCTGATCCGGTAAAGGCTTCCGCCAGCAGCAACCAGCATGGCAAATTTACAGGCCCAGAGACTATATGCCCCGGCCAAATCGATTACCTTGGTATGGCCTCCCCTTCGGGTCAATCGTCCTTCTGCGGTCGTGTCCGCATTCAGGATAAGAGACGGGGTTTTGAGGTTGTCGCTTGCAGTCCGGACGTTATTCATTCCGGTGAATGCGTTTATTTTGATGCTGTTAGTCATTGGCCATTAAATTCCAGTCTATCGCTTGTGGGATTTCTTCCGGCAAACGAGGCTCGGGGCCAATGAAGGCCTCTAAAAGGGCCATGTCCCCTGTAAACCTTCCAGTATACTTGTCGGTATTCGGGGTTTTTCCGTCTGCTCCGTCCTCAATCAAGTCGTAAAGCTCTTTGCTGCAATAGTTGACAAGCAGGGGCCTGGCCAAATGAACAGGCAAACAGGATGGCAAATTATCAATCGAAGTTAAAACCGTGGGATTCCGGTAATAATGGATCTGAAGAGTTTCAGCAGTCCCAGGAATTCTTTGGTAATGAAGATTGCTCCCCCTGGTGGCCACGCCATAGACATATCCAGGTTGATCAATCACCCCGGCCATGGCAAGGATCTTCCGAAAATCAGAATAGATCGTCACCCGCCTAAGATTGGCTTCGCTGTAACAATAAAAGAGATTTCTTTGGAAGTCCGATGGAAGGGCCGTAAAGTTGACACCGGCAACGGTATCGACGGTATCCTCGGCTTGCAGTTCAGGCAATAGAATGATCCCGGATATCTCAGTCAAGGCATTGTTGCAAAGCCGTAAGACATCGGTATCGTTATAACTATTATCCTGAATGATCCCTAAAACTTCCGCTGAAATCTCTTTTATGGTGATCATCTTTTATGCTCCGCTTTAGTCTATGCAGTACACAACGGGCTTGTATTCCGTCGAAATTCCTGCGGTCCCGAAGATTTCAGCTACCGGCTTAAAAACAATGGTTTCTGCCGCATAGATTTCCATTGCTCCCGCAGTGGCATTGGACTGTTGCAGCAAAGAACCTACTGCCGGGGTGCCATCAATCAACCCAATCCCAAGCCCTCCGGTCTGAGCCCAATAGAAATTACTCTCCGGGACGGCTACCAAGGGAACGCCGCAAGCTTTACCCAGGGTGGTGGATTCAACCACGCCATTCCAGGGGTTGTGAGCCAGGGTAAATTCCGATGCTGTGGTTAATGCAACCTTAATGGGATCGGTCAGGGTGATCACGATCTCGGTTCCGGAAGCGGAAATGGCGGAGTTGCTTTCAATGCCATAGATGCTACCTTCTCCGACTGCATCATTGATTTGAAATTGACCGCCTCTAAGCGCGTTTTCCGCGATTGCAGTGCCTGCGGTGACTACCAGAGTCAAACAGTATTCACCAGCAGCCACAGCCGCGAGGATTGCTTGATTTAGATGTTCAGCCGCGATATTCGCCGCAATCCCAAGCTTCCCGGCTGCGAGGGCAGCAGCGCCAGCTTTTGCATAACGGAAAATACGACCATCATCGGTTTCCCGTTTCTGGCCAATGACTTCCTTGATGGTTGAGGAGACCTGATAAAGGCCTTGGGTCCAACCGTGAGTTTTTAAAGGTCTGTTTCCACTCATTTTCTATAATCTCCTTTATGAGAATGTTGATTGCTGTTGAAAATCCTGGTTATACGGTCAGGCCAGTTCTTGCAGACTGTGCGCGTCTGTTGTTGCAAATCGTATTGCCATCGAACAGGATCTTAAAGGTCTTATCCTGTGCAGAATTGGCAATGATTTCCCATGGGGTTCGGACAAACATACCCTTCTGGTGGACCGCAAACCCGTAATGGTTCGTATTCAATGCGGCCATAAAAGTGGCCGGGCAAAAACGATCCGGGAAAATATCAGATCCCTCAAAATGGACGCCGACAAAACCGACTTTCACGGGCTCGGAGTCTTTTTCCGTAAACCTTTGCTGAAGCTGAAGGATACTCAGGATCTTGTTGAAGATCGTTTTGGTGGTAACAACCAGGTCCGGCTCTTCTTTCTTCCCATTGCCGTAATCAGCAGCCGTTTTCAGGTCTCTGATGATATCCAGGGAAATGGCAGCGGGGGTGCTGTTGAGATACCCGGCCCATGGTTTGGTCCCGTCCTGGGCAACCACGTCATT